TTAGTGTTGAATTCAATCCGCCAGAACGTCAGCGATACCGTTGCCGCCATTTACGATGGCATGGCCGCAGAGGCTTTAACCGAAACAATTCAATAAAAGGAAATGATTATGAAAGATAAATACGCTTACCCGTCCCTGTATAACACAGGCCCAAGGCCCGGAATGGAACTTCGCGACTGGTTTGCTGGCATGGCGTTAAATGGCATGTTGGCAGAATTTATGAGCGAACCTCACGTTGATGTAGATTACCAGCCTCATGAATATGCATGCATGGCATATGCATATGCTGATGCAGTGATGAAAGAAAGAGATAAGGGCCTGTGATTATCCTTGGCATAGATCCCGGCCTTAGTGGGGCGCTGGCGTTCTACGATACGGTCGAACAGGCTGTCGAGGTAATCGACATGCCGGTGCTGGAACTTATGCGCAATGGCAAGAAGAAACGGGAGGTCAGTGCGCAAGCGCTGGCCAACCACATCGCAGGCAGGAAGATCAGTGCAGCTTATTTGGAGCGCGTCAATGCAATGACCGGACAGGGCGTGACATCTGTTTTTAGCTTTGGTCGATCATTGGGGATTGTCGAGGGCATCCTTGCTGCATATGATATTCCAACAACGCTTGTAACGCCTCAGGCGTGGCAGAAGGCTGTCAATCAACGCGCAGGTAAAGACGGAAGCCGTGAAAGAGCAATGCAGCTTTTTCCTGCGCAGGTCGATCTGTTCCAGCGCAAGAAAGACGATGGTCGATCTGACGCTACCCTCATAGCTTATTACGGAGCGAAAACGCTTTAATTACACATAGATCAGGGGCTGATAGTGGAAAATATTCAATTCGATTACGATTTTGCAGGTCCTGCTGACTATGCCAAAATGTACCGCAAGTTAGGCATTCAGGTCGTACCGGCCAAGATGCCTCGCGAAGATAAGGCATGGAAGCGTCCCGTCATCAAGTGGCGTGATTACGAAGATCACATTGCAGACGATGACACGTTTAACAATTGGTTTGGCGCAAACGGTGAATTCCGCTCTCGCCCAAACATGGGCATCATCACAGGCGATGCATCCGGCGGCATTTTTGTCCTCGACATCGACCTGCATAACCATCCCAAAGCCAAAGTGTGGTTGGATGACCTGATAGATGACCACAATCATGGCATGTCAATCAATGCGCCAACGCAGCGCACGGGTGGCGGTGGCCTGCAATTGCTGTTCAAGGCCCCTGACGGCTGGGTGTCCCCTACCAACAAGACAAGCATGGGCGTGGACATAAGGGGACAGGGTGGCTTTGCCATGCTGCCGCCCAGTCAACACGAAAGTGGCAAGTCTTACGAATGGGTCAAGGGCTTTGAACCTTGGACCATTGCCATCCCTGAAGCCCCCATGTGGCTTATTGAAGCCATTGACGATCTGTTGGCGCAATACACCAAGGTCGAGCGCGGTGAGCGTATAGACAGCCCTGCGACAGCGACAGATGCCTTTGGTCAGATCGTGGATGGTCGCGAAGATTATATGACGCGCCTGATCTGGGCGCGGGTTGTGCAATTGTACCGTGACGCCCCTTGGATCAGCCATGAACAATCAATGGAGGCAATGCGCGAGGCGTTCACAAAGTACGACCAGAACGTCAAGAGCAGGCTGTTTGAGCCGGGAACATCTAACCACATCTTATTGGAGCGCGAAGGGCGGGGTGCGACCCTGTTCTTGCAGAAATGGCAAAGTGCCATGGCCCAGTGGGATGGTCGCGTAAAGGAAGCGGCGGCTGTCTCCGCACCAGAAAAAAAGCCCGATACGGCTTTTCATGAACAGACCGGTGACGGTGGCGATGGGTTGCACACCTTAACGCAGGCTGACATCGACATTTATGAAAGGCTGAGCGTCAAGGACATCAAGGCATTGCCAGATCCAAAGTATTTGATCGAAGGCATTGTGATCGAAAATTCCCTGATGTTTGTCTACGGGCCTCCGGGCTGCGGCAAGACGTTCATTGGCCTTGGCATGGGTCTGTCCATTGCCGCTGGCTTGGATGAGTGGTGGGGGCGCAAGATCAACAAGCATGGCCCTGTTGTGCTTTTGTCAAGCGAAGGTGTCGCGGATCTTAAATTCCGCATCATGGCATGGGAAAAGGAAACGGGCATCAGCGTTGATGACATCCCGTTTTATCTAATCCGCCAGACCATTAACTTTATGGCTGAGGCAGACGTCGATAAGCTTTTGCGCACCGTACTGGACATCACCAACCAGCTTGGTGAGCCTCCGGTCATGATCATGGTCGATACGGTTAGCCGTGTACTTCCCGGAGCAGACGAAAACCTGCAAAAGGATATGACGCTGTTTATATCCGCCTGTGATCGCGTCAGGGAGGTTTTTGGATCGACTGTGGCTGGTTACCACCACACAAGCCGTAATGGCAACCTACGGGGCTCTACGGTCTTTGACGGGGCTGGTGACGCGCTGCTGTCGATCACCCGCGAAGAGGGCGCTGAGATCGGTGAGATGCTGGCAAAGAAGATTAAGTCTGCACCGGATGGCTGGAAGCAAAACTTCCGCTTAAAGAAGGTCGAACTTGGCGACATCAAAGGCTCCACCAGCCTGTATGCTGAGCCGACCAACGATAGCGCGGGGGAAGATTCCAAAGATGATTGGCCTGCAAAGTCTGTATGTCAGGAAATCCTGTACGCCATGCAGGAGGCATGGACATCCAAGCGCCCATGGTCGAACCATTACCATGCAAAGCGCGATGGTCGATATGCCGTCACATTGATTGCAAGCCGCTGGGGCATTCCGCCTGAAACGGTTGAAAAGATGGTTGAAGCGTGGCTGATCAATGAGGTTATTGAGGTCAGCACGGCAGACTATAAAACAAAAACCCGTGGGCTGAAGGTGCTGCGCAATCTTTATGATGAAAGCGGACCACCAGCAAACGCAAATTGGTACAATGATTAAGGATGATTTTATGACTTTTGGAAGGACATCTACATACGGTTTGATCGAAATGACGGTTGGTGAGTCAAAGACTTTTCCAGCCCCAACGCCTGCGGACACACGCAGGATTTCCCGTAACACCAGCCAGTGCGGCATCAGGCATGATCGCTGTTACCGGTGCAAGTTAGATAGGAAGACGCGCATTACAACCGTGACGCGCATTAGATAAGGAGCAAGTAAATGACTGACGAACAAATTACCAAAGCTGCCCGCGCCATCTGCGTCGAGCAATCCAGCAAGCAGGATAACGGTGACGCACAAATATATGCTTCAGGCGGCTGGGACCACACCATCTGGATGCGCCTTGTCGAAGCTGGCATCCGTAAGGGCATGGAGATCGAACGCGCTGCTGTAGCTGAATGGCTGCTAAGTTATGGCGAACGTCAAACGGCAGACGGCGTAAAACGCGCCGACTATCTAAAGGGGCAAAGCCAATGATGATTGATATAGATGTAAACCAGCTAGATGGCATTGTCCGCGCATGGCTAAAGGATACATTGGAAACGGTGCAGCACAACTTAGCATATGGTTACGTTCACCCTGATGATGCCAAGCAATACAAAAAAGACATCAAGGCGTTGAAGTGGGTGTTGGAATATATCGGGGAAGACGGATGACCGGTTTGTCAATCAAAAGGATGAGGTAGCATGATCAAAGAACGTATCGAAGCGCTGCGCAAGCGCGAAGCCGTATGCTGGGAAATGTCGGAGGTGTTCTTGCATGCCAAGGACGCGCACGGCCTGCATGACATGGGTGTAGAGATCCAAGGCATCCAGCGGGCCATCCGGGAATTGGGGCATCTATTACGCATATAAAGGATAAAGAAAATGACATTGATAGAACTTAGAAACGTGGTCGCGGACCATGTCCAAACAAAACACGGCAATGCGGAATTTGTCCGCCAGATCCGTTTCGGTGAGCAAGATGACGGCCCATTTATTACAGGCGCTTTGGCAGTCTGGGCCAAGTTCATGGAGGGCTTGCAACCAGCGCCGGAGGTATTGGCAGATGACTGAGGCGGTATTGGAGCAATCACCATGCAAATAAAAGCAGTTGTCGCATTGATGCAGGCAGGCGATTTTACCTTCAAGGAAGCTGCCGTGATCATCACCAAATTGGAAGAGCAGGGGTTGGCCATATACAAAAAGAAGGCCCCTAAATTGATCCGCGCAACCATCAATAAGCCATCATAAAGTTGGCGGAGGTAAGCAAAATCTACTTCCGCCAAATGGCGGAGGTAAGCATAAATCTACTTCCGCTTACTTCCGCTTTCCAAGGATTCCCTAGGCGGAGGTAGGCGGAGGTAAGTGGCGGAGGTAAGTTGGCGGAGGTAAACCAAAGCAACGTGTAGTTACTTCCGCCTTTCCAGCTTTCTCTAGGCGGAGGTAGGCGGAAGTAAATTGGCGGAAGTACCCTGATACTAAACGTATACAGAGGGTGGGCGTAATCGCCATCCACCCTTATGGGCTGCGGGTTTTAGGGTTGTTGAACATATGCGGAAGCTTCGCCCAGCGCGGAAGGTCGCCTGTGGCTCCCATCCGCTCTCCCGTTGGTCGTGGTCAATGCATCCGCTGACAATATGGGAAACAGGTTAAATGAAATGAAAGGAGCAATGACATGGCAAGACGAATACCGGATGTTGGTGAGATTGGAATGCGATACGGCAGACGGAATTATTTGCGGACGAAACAGCACCTGCTGCTGGCCAAACGTGCAAATTGGCATTTGGTCATATGTCCGGACAAATGCATGGACGGCTGGATTAATTTGAGATTGCATCTGGATCAACCGGCCAAAAAGAATTCTTTTGAGATTGGCGTGTTTGATGGAAAGGCAGCGCCGAAGGTGGATGTCCAATTGCTAAATGAAAATCATCCAAAGATGATGGCATGGGTGATGGACAGGGTTGCTGCATATGTCGATGGCAAGATTACCCTTAAGCCAGAGGCCGGTACGCCTGTGATCTACACAAGGGGTAGGCGTTGGAAACTTTTACATAAGGGATGATATTATGGCCAAGGCCGGAACAAAGAAGTACCGCCAAGAAAATGAATGGCGCACGATCCTGCCTAAAGAGCGCAGGCGTGACAGCGCACCATGGCAAGCTACCTACGCCATGTATGTCACAGGACAGGCATGGGTTGATGAGGTGACGCTGTGCGTTGAGCGTATGGAAAAGAAATGGGGATCTGGCCGGTTGCGGTTGATGGTTGGCCCAGAATTGAGGGATAAGTTTGATCGGCAGAGGTATCTGACCAACCAAGCTATTTACCATGGGGGTCTGGAAGACCTTAGGATGCATTGTAAGCGCATGCTGACTGGCTGGGCTACCTTGGATAGGGCGGCGGATGAAATGGGCTTAGAACGCTTCCCTGTGGACGCATGGGACGTTGTTGGGGCGTCAGGCACAGTGCATGTGAT